ACCATGTAGATACTTGTCAGACTTATCTACATCACCATCGTTGTCAATGTCGGCATCTTCCTTGCCAACTGGATCTAGTTTCTTTTCACCTAGAACCTCAGCATTCTTAGCAGAGTTTACTTCATGCACGTGCATTTTTTCTTGGACAACTTCTAGTTCTTCGACAGGAACATTCTTGAGAAGAACACCACCCTCACCGAGTAGATCATAGTGAGTTACAGTGCCATCCTCTAGGAGAGTATGTTGACCAGGAACTACAAGGAAGTTAACTCCTTCTTTCTTTACCTTAGTGGCACAGTTGTGGAGTTTACCGTCATTGCCACACTTAGAGCATCCTTTGCCATCACAATGTGAACACTTACCCTCATCAATCATCTCACCTTCTGGTTCAAATCCTGCCTTGACACAGTTGTCAACACGCTTGCCACCTTTCATCTTGGTGCCCATCTGCTTGTAACCTTTCCAGCAAGCCTTACCATCGAGACCCTTTGCCTTCTCAATAATGATGGTGCCACTACCATCTTCCATTTCAACCTCATAGGTTGTGCCAACTAGTTCCTCTGGCATCAACTCTTCAGCAGCAACTACCTTAGTGGTGTCTCTAATCTCAGCACCGAACTGTTTCTGTCCACTAGGACGCTTAACATCACCAGGGGCGGCACCGTCTTTAGGATCTTTACTACCACCTTCTCCCTGCTCTTTGTAATGAGGATTGTCCTTAAGAGTAGGAATAGATTCCTCTCTCATGACAGGAGCCCATGTATAGTTTGAATGAATGTTGTCTACAGCAGCAGCAATAAGTGCTCTACTGTAATCATCCATGTGCTTCACTTCTGTAGTAGTCTTCTGTCTTTCCATTTGATGAAGGTTCGATAGTTTATTCTCTTACTTATTTATACTACGTATATCCTTGACCCAAGCACGAAACATGTTTCCATCCTCAGTAATAGCAATCACATAGTTTACTCCGGCACGGTGAATAGTTCCTTTCTGTCCTGTCACGGATGACATAATAACTTCACCTTCTTTGAATGCTTCCGTGTGTCTATGTTGCTGTCGGATAGCACGTTCTCGTAGTTTTCTAAAATCTTTCATAGCAAATAATCTCGGATCGCTTTCATAACTTTTTTACATTCATCATCAGAAATAGTTCTAGGCATACCTTCACGAAAACTTTGAAAGTCTGCTTGTAAAGCAAAGTTTCTCATTTTAGTAGCAGACATACCTGTAGCACCATCAGAATCAGCACTCCTTTCTCCAGATGAATGAACTCTAAAGTCCAAATAAAAGAAGTCGGGAGAATCTTTCTTCATGTGATTAGTAAAGTTTCTTTCGTAGTTAGCAGCATCTTCGCCGCCAGCAACCCAGATTGCATCTTCATACTCAGCATTAAACTTTTCCATTAACTTGAATGGATTGGAGATTGCCTTGTCCACATGAATATGGGAAGCGTGTGAAGGAAACATTTTTTTCACCAACTTAATCTTTGTCTGTGGATCCAAGGGATCTTTTGGTTTTTTGTTGGTGTTACTCAGATAGATCTGGTAGTCACATCCCTCTGCCCTAGCAACTTTAGCACACTCTTCGACTAGTTTTTCGTGACCAATGGTAGGTGGATTCATTCTACCAAATGCTAGGACAATCTTGCTCATTTCTTAGCCCACTTTTTCTGTTCGTTAAAGTTCCTTTCACTGAAACCACCAAGGCGTTGAACAATCTTCACTGCTCTGCTGGAATCCCTAACAATAACATAACCCTCCTGATCACCAACCTCATAAGTTCCATCTTTCTCATTGTAGTAGAACGTTTTGAATCGTTCTCCTGCCTCAAACTTAGGAATGAAGATAGGTTTGATGTTCTGGATACTATTATATAGTCCCACCATTGCTATAAACTCTCGCTTACTATTGAGAGCAATACGATAGTGATCTTTGAACTGCTTCTTCCACTTAGATATAGCTTTAGGATTTGTCAAACCCTGCCATTTCTTCGTGTATTTTTCCCTAAAGTATGCCAAATAGTCATCATAAAAACGAGCAGCACTGGTAACTTTCTGTCCCTCTCTTACTCGGGCATTAAAGTATTGTTTGATGAAATAAGCATGTCCCCACTGGTTGTCATAGTCACTAGCAATCTCATCCAGGAACTTAGAGCACTGACGGAGCAGGTTCATAGCAGCTGTCTTGTTCCGTTTGATCTGCAGGGTCTCGGATCTGGTCAGTACCATGTTAGCACCCAACTCGGACGTGTAGGGGGTGAGGATCAGCATCTTCTTACTGGACAGATGAGAGGCATCAAATCCAAAACTCACATTCAAGTCACGAATAGTTTTGGCAGTAGGAGATGCTGGATACTTGGCATGGATAACTACACAAGCATCACAAGTTTTAGCAGCATCATACAAATCATCGTGATCAGGGATACAGTAGCTGATCAACTGAGGTTTGAACATAATGCAGTTTTCACCGTGAACATCACGAACTATTTTTCTACCACCCTTATGAAAAAGAAAGTCTCCTTGAACCACATCCTTTAGTTTACCAGAATCATACAGTGGTTTGAATCCTTTCCACAATGCCATGTATGCTTTCTTGAGATCTGGATCAGCTTTAGTATCTCCTGTAATCTCTGCTTCAGACTTATACATACCAGGCTTTTTCTTGTTGAAGACACTCTTCTTGCCGACAAAGAACTGACCATCAGCAGGATCATATCCACAGAAGATAGCAGGGGAACCATCCCACTTGGTAGTAATGTTTTTATTACCTTTCGGAACAGAAGAGAAGGTCTTAACTAAGTCATCAAAGTATTCAAAAGCTTCATGGACACCAGCAGATCCAAGCATGAGCATGAGGTCTTCAGCATGTTCGAGGTGAAGATTAGCAGTCATTAGATTAGAGCGTTTGTGTACTGGTGAAGACCGTCTTTCTTTTCGATGTAGTTTCTGACAGCAGTGCCAGACCATTCAATCTTGTGCCTGACTTGTAGTATATCATGCTTCATGCCGTTGTTGGTGTTGGTGACGGACAGTACAACAACTGGCAGCGGCCTCGCTCTGGCGCTCTGTGGGCTAGTCGTGATAATACGAGAAGATAAGACTAAGTTAGGTGGCACTCCAAGTTCTGTATTGCCATTCAAAGGAAGTTCTAACTTTCTCATATCATACTTTTCAAAAACTCCACCTTGTCTAAGTTCTACCAACTGAACATATTCTTCATTTTTAGTAGCAAAATCATGTATTGTATTAACAAAATGTGTTCTCCAAGCAGGACTAGTGAACTTAGTTTGTAGTCTTCTATTTGCCCAGATGTATACGTTTCTCATAACGGCGGCGGCATGATGGTGGGTACTGTCATGCTGAGTATTCTGCTGGATTTCATAGTATCTCAATAGATCAGGATTACTTGTGATCTGTTCATCCAGAATAAGACCCCATAAGTCTTGAGCTGTTTCTATATCCCAACCACCAACCTGAGCAAACTGATTCACTTCACGCTTCAAAGAGATCTGGGTAATATTTAAACGTTGACTTGTAACTAATCCATCTTTACTTTTAGGAGCATTATATCTGGCAGGAATATCTATAGTCTTAGCACCATTTATAGTCAAGTTAACGTCTACTTTAGTTTCTGTTTGACCACTAAGACCATCAGCTTTGATATGAATCCTATCATATACTCTATTGTAATACATCACATTAGCGAGTTGTGATATTTCTCTTGAGTTAGCATACGAAATACATTCAAATATTAATCCAGATCTATCATACAATGCTTGATCTCTTTCCTCTGGATCATCAGCCAAAAAGTGTCCAGGAAACACCAATGCCATGTTAGATTCCGCCAAGGCAATCTCTGTCAAAACATCATCATCCGGAATAATCCTTTTTGATTCTTTTGATGTTCTGTAGTTTTCTGATTTGAATGTGTGACTAACAGAAAAAGCATTACCTCTTCTTACAACATGCGGTTGGAGAGAATCTAATACTCTAGTTACATCTTGTTGTGTTACTCTTTTAGATTTATTAATAAATCTTGCTGCTATTGCTGCCGCTATTACACCCTCCGATGCGTCTCCCATGTTATATCGATACCTTCGAGAACCACCAGCAGATCCAACTCCAAACTTGATAGACAATGAGGTGCTAGCTAGTCTCTGTAGTCTTCTTCTAGCTTCATCTTTGGGTAAAATATTAAGTCTATTATCCTGATTATATACAGTAGGAAGAACTTTTACTTCGTTTCCACCTTTTCCACGAGCTGCTTCTAATAATAAAGGTCTATCAATATTGTACTCAGAAGTAAGAAAGTTATAGAGTTCTACAATAGATGCTATTTTTGCTTGGGCATAAGCACCTGTTGCCATCTCCACTACTTGCTCCTGACTATTAGGTCTATTGGAATATCCCATAAACACAAAAAAACCTTCCCTAATATTTAGGGAAGGTAACACGGAGGGAGGGGGAGTCGAACCCCCAAGGGCTTTAACACCTCAACTGTTTTCAAGACAGGTTCCGTCGCCAATCGGATTGCCCCTCCAATAAATCAACGACGACTACAGTAGTAAGCATCGTTGGGTTTGTCGGCACAAATCCAAATGGTTGTGCCTGTATTGTTCCAATGCCTTATCGCATTAGCGACGATAAAGCAGTTTGTGACGAGATAAGTAACAAAAATAAAAGTCCTAACCACAGCGACAGCATCAGCTTCAGAATCTGTGAGTCCATCTTTCCTCCCTAATGCTTTCGCCCATATCCTCCATGCCTGCCTCAGTCTCACAGGTCTCCATCCTTATTAATTAGAATGTTTTCAAGATACTTGTCGATACGCGGTGATACCCATGGGGTTTTCATGATCGTAAAAGAACTTATACCCTCAGTCTCAGTCTTCAACATCCAGAATGTATAATACTCTCCGGTTTTTTCATTTAGACGAGGTTCCAAATAATTTGGAGCAAATCCAATCATTTTATATGGAGAACCTTTATATCCTTTATTAAGTTCTTCTCTCACAGGAAGAGGAAGTTGAGAAACATCAATCTCATCAAGGTGATACTTTGTCTTCATCGATCGTCTTCTGCTCTATTATTGCTGTAGTAAGCATCAAAGGCACCAGCAGGATAACGCTTACCTAGTTTAGTAATGTTAGTGTCAAGAACTTCCTCCAAGGTAACACCAAGTGCTTGAGTCACTTGTGCCACATACCACATAACGTCACCCAACTCAATAATGAGATGCTCTCGATTGTCGTCGTTCCAAGGTTTACCCTGGTACACCAGCTTCTTAACGATCTCAAGGATCTCACCACCTTCACAAGCAATCCCAGTAGCACCAGTATAAAGACGCTCAATATTGGCACCCGCTCGATCAAGTTCAACAAGACGGTCAGCAAGAGCAACAAAATCTTTTGACTCATCACTGGTCACACCGTCAACAAACTGTTCGTACTTTGTAAAATCAATCATAACCAATCAGAAAAATCTCGTTTTTGTTTAGCAACAGTATCAAACTGTTCGAATGTATCTTCATCAACGGAATCCAAAATAGAGTCAGTTGAATCAGTGTCTTCTACATTATAGAGCTTCATCTTCGCTCTGTCAACACCAACAGTAAATCTCTTGTAGAAGGAGGGATCATTATATCTGTTCTTGAGTTGCTTGACCATGATCCTACCAGATTGTTCAAGTTCCTCAGTAGAGATAAGAGCAAACATAAAGTCAGCAGTGGCAGGAAGCCCAAAAGACTCACTGGTGTCGGTAAGATCGACATCACTATTGCCAAAACCACTCCTAGTAGTTTGAGTAGCAGAAACAACTGGAACGTTGTGCTCAACAGCAAGTCCACGAAGTTCTTCTGCAATAGCTTTAACATATGTATACGAGTTAACAATATGTCCCTTGTAACGAGACGAGGCACATATATTTAAGTAGTCAACAAAGATAATATCTGGTTTGAAATATTTCTTAAGACTTAACTCGTTCAACAATGCTTTGAAATGACCAGCGTGAGCCGATGCTGTAGGATATTCTTTGATAATAAGTTTACCCTGTGTCTTCTTTGCCAGTTCGTTAATCCTACTAGTGAATACAGACTCAGGAATAGTTCCGATGTCTTTGATGTTAACGTCAAGTAAGTTAGCATCAATACGCTCGGCAATCTTTTCCTCTGCCATTTCACAGGTAATGTATAGAACATTATATCCCTGTGAGATACAAGCAGCGGCATGATCACACATAGCGAGAGACTTACCTACACCAGTGCCTGCCAAGATTACATTAAGTGTCTTCTTGGGAAGACCACCTTTAGTGATAGTGTTCATCTTATCTAGATGAAATGGAATCTTATCTTCCTTTAGATGATAGAAATCAAATCGTTCATTGGCATTCTCGAAGTAGTCGTGACCTACATGTTCATCGAACGATACTGCCAGGGCCTCTTGGAGTATGCTTGGGATCGCGTCCTTTGATACTTTCTGTTCACCTCCATCCGCAATCTTGATGGATTCGAGTAGAGCGAGATAGATTGCTCTGTCCTTACACCACTTCTCTGTGGTGTCAAGTAACCATTCGTATTCGATAGGGTCATCCGTGAACTCCTTGATTGCTTTAATAGCATCTTGATAGGTTTCTTCATTAAGGTCTTTCCTACCCTGAAGATTGATGATAATAACCTCATCAGTTGGCGGCATGTTGTACTTACTAGCGAAGTCCCAAACCTCCTCATAGATAATCTTTTCATGATATGATTCAAAATAATCTGGTTTAACAAATGGGACTACTTTCCGATAGTAATCTTCATTACAAAATAGATTACGTAAAATAGTAGTCTCAGTCCTCTCCATCAATAGTCTCCTCCTCTCCAGTGCCGTACAACATTTCTTGCTTTACTACTTCATCGATAGCTTCTAAAACCTCTTGAGTAAAAAACTGTTCTGGTTCTTGTAAGATCGTCTTTCCGTAGTATTTTTTGCCATCGATTTCGAAGCGAGTGCCAGACTTACCCCACACGCCTGCCTTGACTGCGTATTCTTCCAGACCATAATACTTGTCCAGTCCACGATTATCAAAGAACAGGCGAGTTTCTACCTGAGAGTTTTCCCTTGTCAGACGAGACTTCTTAGCCTTGCAGCGGATAATGTTTCCGACTTGATCCGTTCCATCTTTTTCCTTTCTCTTTCCGAGAAATATGACTGTGCTAGCAGAATACTTGAGTCCGCTACCTCCTCCCATTTCCTCTTCAGGATACATAGCACCGATTTTGTCATAGGTATGATTGGTAAAGATCATTGGTACATTAGCCTTGCCACACTTGAGTGTCAAGACCCTGAAAGCTCCCTTAACAAGTTGAGTTTTAGTCATGTCACGCTTTTCATTACCAGCTGCCATGTCTGTCATCTCCTTGGTGGTGGAGAGCATCCCCAGAGAGTCTAGCACAAACATCATGGGTTTACGCTCATCTTTAGGAACGTCTAAGTATTTGTCCAGGATCCTGACCGCCTCTGTCCTGAACTCTTCGATGGTAGCGACAGGGAAGATGATCATACGACGTGAGTCAATACCACGACTCTCAATCATATCCCTAGAAATAGCAGACTCCGATTCAAAGTAAATAACACCAGCTTCAGGATTACTATCAAGGAAATGACGTACAACACTGAGAGCATAAAAAGTCTTTCCGGTGCCAGACGGTCCCGCCAATGCTGTAATTTTATTGGAAGGAAGACCTCCGAAAATAGAACCGCTAACCACGGCATTAAAGAGGTAAGACCCAGTATCAATATAACCTGAGACATCACCAGCAGCGACACCTTCACTAACAAAACCAGCGTATTCATTTTTGCTGTCCTTGATCACTTGGGAGAGAAAATCCATATTAATAAAAAGTATCTAATGATTGTACACGATCTGTTTGCCACCCAATAGCATCCAAGACTTTACGAAGTGGTTCAAGAAAAGATTTCTCAAACTGTGTCTTGTAGTCTACATACTTATCAAGTTGTAGTTCTTTAGGAATCTCTTGGAAGAATCCAATAACATTCTCTTTGATTGGGTTAGGAGTTTTGAGATAGATAAACTTAATCTTCTCACCTTCTTGAATGAGTTGATATTTGTTATCTATCTTGTTTTGTTTGACGTAGTGATTATAAAGTAATGCTGCCCTGACTTGAATAGGAACAGCTTTCTCCTTAGTGTATATTGTATGATGATTCCCGTAAGTTGTCAATCCATTACAACCACGGGGGAAAGCAATATCAGTATAGTTTTGATTTCTAGTATCACACTTTACCTTCTTGATGAAGGAAAAGATAGCATTGTTGTCTTGTGTCAAAATGATATCAAAAGCTTCCTTCAGATTATTACGGAAGAACTGAGGAGTGGATGAACGTTGAGTATCCATACCACAGATCTTCATCTTCGGTTGGTTATAACGGACACCTTCACTATCCCATACGTTGAGAACATAACGCTTCTTCGCTTTCCAGAATCCACGCTCGGCAATGTTCTCCCTCTTCATCTTCATCTTCTGATCATAAGCCGATACATATCGAGCCAGTTTCTCGTAACTATTCTCGATGAACGGTTCCAGTTTCTCCTGAGAGATCGTGTCCAGTATGTTAACAATCTTGATCTTATCGTGAGAAATATCACCATAAAATTTATCAACAAGAGGTCCAAGATTAAGATAGATTGAATCTGTATCGGCAGCGATGACATAATCTACTTTCTCCGTTTGCAATATCTTATTTAGATATTCGTTAATGTCGTTTGCTACCCACTGGATAGAGAGTTGACCGCCCAAAGTGATTGCCTCAGCAATGTCCAAACGATAGTAACGGAAGTGTTCGTTGCCGATAGCACCATAAGCAGAGTTCAGTTGGATCTTACGTGCCATCTGAATGTTGTTACAGCGAGCAATCTCTTTCTTAAGAGCGAGCGTAGGAGTCTTCTCATACTGCTGCTTTGCCTCAAGCATCTTCTTCTTGTAGATGGTCCGTTCATCGTAGATCTTCTCCATCAGTTCAGGCAGGAACCCACGGTAGGTGGTGTCATAGAACGTGCCGTTAGCACACACTGTCTGCCCCTGTAAGTCCTCCAGATTGATCTCCTTGGCAAGCAGACGGTCCACGTTGGCGGAGGGGTGCTTGTGGGGCAGGAGGGTCTCTGGGGAGATGTTGTATTGCATGATCAGGTGGGGATACAGACTGTTCAAGTCAAAGTTCACCACCCAGTCATACAGACCAGGAACAGGTTCCTTCACATAGGCACCAGCATACTTCTCACTCTTTGTGGCACTCTCTTTCTTAGGAGGAATGACAATACCTTTCTTGTGTAGATACACATAGATGATGTTATCCCACATACGAACCTGAGAATACACATCCTCAAAGTTGACCTTGGCATCGTATGCCATGCTGACAGCAAGCTCTAGCAACTTCATCTTGTCATCCAACTGATCAACCAGTCGAACGTCATGAATGTTGTATTCAATAAACTTCTGCCAGTTGTTAGTGTAGAACTCCTTGAAGGTGTCATACTCACTGTGATCCAGTTTGTTGGCACCCAGTTCTACCTCACAGATATAATCTAGACGATAAGATGCCTGGTTAGTGTAAGTAAACTTACGATACAGTTCTAGATAATCAAGTGTGGAAATACCAGAGATGTCATAGGCAATCTCTTTCTTACCCTTGATGTAAATCTCACGGCGAAGAATAGCTTTCCATGGCGATAGAAGACGTGCCTCTTTCTCTCCAAGAATACGCTCGATCCTATGAATGATGTATGGCATATCGAACAGTTGGACATTCCATCCCGTGATGATATCAGGGAAATCAGATGCCCACCAATGGATGAATGCCTTCAGCAATCCAACCTCGGTATCAAAGTGCATATAGGTAACCCTGGGATCATCATTGTCAAATGGTTTAGCACCAAAGACAGTAATGTTCCCAGAGCAACTATCCTTTACGCTGATAGCAAGGATCTCCTGGTCCGCTGAAGCAATGTCAGGGAATCCATTTTCAGCAGCAGTTTCGATATCAATGTTGAACACACGGATATCTTTCATGTCATAGTCAATATAATCCTGAGGGTATTCCTGTAGGATATACTGATTGATGTATCGTGTCTGACCATAGACAGGGAAGTCTTCGAGATCTTTATACTTCTCAATGAAGTCTTTAGCATCACGAATACTTCCCATAGGCATAGAGCGTACAGGTTTACCATCCAGAGTTTTAGCTTCTGGAGAGCGATTACCAGTGTCATCAACATAAAGCGTGGGATTGAACTTCACCTTGTCCGTAAATCTTTTACCATGTTCAACACCTCGGACGAGGATGGTGTTGGCAGACTGTTGGACGCTGGTGTAGAACTTCATTCTGTTTCTTTCTTTCGTTGTGAGTGATAAAGGGCAGCAAGGCTGTCATCTACATCAGTGGTGATGACAACATCAGAAGATCTGATAGGGATCTCCTCTCGATTGGCAGAGTAGGGAGGGTATTTCTCCAGACTCATGCCACCGTTGAGAGGGGCTCGAATGACCTCATACGGATATTTTAGCACAGCATCGGGGTCTCCCCACTCCTGAGCGTCGATTGTTTCGATTTCCGAAACAATCCAGGATCCGCTCATTCTGAAAACTTGAATCATCGGAACCCCCTGCCGCTGCTCATTCCAACGCCTGCAACGCTTACATCAGAAGCATACACTCTTTCTTTTGGTTTATTTTGTTCTTCAATCTTTTCTTTAGCAGCATCTACTTTTCTTTCGTATGCTTTCAAGATATTAGAGTCTGGTTGTCCTACGGTAACTACAGAAGTATACGGTAGTTTGAACACATACTCAGAAGAGAACGCCATCCATCGTGTAAATCTAACAGAAACTCCTTCATTCCCATTGTCTTCTTGACCAGGAAGAATGTCAAGTTTATATGGATGAGTCATCTGTAGACACAATCCCTTTTTGTCTACTTGACCCTCTCCATTTTCAACTTCATGGAACATTTCTTGGAGATCACAAATCACGTTATCTCCTGTAGATAACATCACAATAGTTGCTGTCATTCTTCTGTTTCCTCCGTAGTAGATACTGCTTCTGGGGCTGCTGGATCTGTGGGATCCTTGTCTCTCATAGCATTAGCATACACAGGATCAAACGGAGTAATAACTTCCAGATACTTTTCGTAAATAAAAGTCTTAGGATTCGTGATCGATCTCACGGCATTAAAAGGAATCCTGATCTCAGTATCTTGAGTGTAGATGTTGAATGGAGCAAACCTTACATTCGTTTCTCCATCATCGTTTACCCTAGAGTCCAGGGAAAATGGATAGTTAAGAACAAAACAGAGAGAGTTGCCATCAGGATCTCTCAGTTCATTGATTCGTGTGATGGCATTAGAACCATCATCAAATGTCACAATCTTAATAGCGTCCATAGTTTTTACAAATAACGATTAGAGTATACCACAAAATAACGAAGGGGGCAAGTGCCCCCTGTATAATTTATTCTGTTAAGAGTTGGGGTGACGAACCGCTGATTTCGTAAACGGTTTTCTTTTGATGTTCTGGAATGATTTTTTCCAGAGAGATTAGAAGTAGACCGTCTTTAAAACTTACGTCTTGGATTCTTACGTCATCTGCTAACTGCCACGAATGAGAAAAGGCTCGTTTAGATAGCCCTTTGTGGAGATACTGGACTTCAGAATCTCGGTCTTGAACTTTGGAGGTAACTTTGAGAATGTTTGATTCAGAAGAAACTTCAATCTCCTCTGCTCTAAAGCCCGCCAAAGCGATTTCAATCTCATAATTGGAACTGTCTCTCTTTAGAATATTATACGGAGGATAGCTGGTATTTTTTGTGCTCAATGTATCTAAAGCAGAAAGCATTGAGTCGATACCAACTCCGTAAGGATACAATGTATCCCAAGTGTATTTATTCATGGTTGTCTCCTTGTATAAGCGAGTAACTTTGTATGGACCCCGAAGGCATCCAATACTATTTAATCACAGATAAACAATAGAGACCAGAGAGAAGACCGAACTTTTCTATACGGACATCAGTATAGTATAACCCATTCTCCTTACCCAATCTAAGTGTGCCTTACCCCAAGGTACGGTCATCCACTCAGTCTTACCATCTTTAAGAAGCATGAGTTTTACTGTTCGGTTCATGACAGTTGTTTTTTCCTGCCAATATTATACTTAGACTCAAGTGTCCACTGATCTTTTTCTTTAAATGCCAACACTTTAATCTGTGTTAGAGATGCCATGTCTTCGATCTTTTCTGGATAGAGAACAGAAATGAGCCCCCAATCAGAAAGAAGTTGAATGATACGATTTCTACGCTGGAGATCATTCAAAGAAAAGTTTGTTGCTTTGCCATCAAGAGCAAACAGTTCTTTGAAGTGGACAATATAATAGCGACCTTGTTTATGAAGAATGTGACAAGACTGATAAATCTTTTTTTCTCTTCGAGATGCCACACCGATACGTGTCAAAGTCTCTCTTACTTTTAAAAAATCATCAGGTTGATTGAGAGCAATCTCAACCATGTCTGATTGTTCCCACTGGATCTCCATCTCAGTTGTCATAACATTCCGCCTTTATTCAACGATTTTCTTATTTCGTCTAACTGTTCCGTTGTTAATATTTCCAGAGCAGATAGTGCTTTATCATGGCTATAACCATAATATTCTTTGACCAGATCTAGATGATCCAGGGTTTGTTTTTTTATCCAAGGTGTAAATCTTTTCCTTGGCTTCAAACTATTTATAAGAAAATCATATTGAAGACGTTTATCCAAATGAGGATTCTTGTTCATTTCGTTGGCGTACAGAATAGCATCTGTATGTCCCGACAAGCATTTGTTTACAACAAAAGGAGGGTAATCCTTTTCTACAGTAGGATCGCCCTCGATAATATTATTCTTTGTTTGGTTAATGGACTTCATCCAATCATTGAGTTCTACTCTGCTCATATTCATTCGTCGAACGGACCTTTTAATGTGTCACGAAGTTCTTGAATTTGTTCAGTCATAGCATCTAACTCAGGGATACCTTTAATACCAAGGATAGCACTGGTGATGTGTTTGGCAACCCATGCTTCTTCAGTTCGGGCAGCAAAAGCTAGAGCATTACGTAGATGTTTTTCTGCCTCATCAAGACAATCTAATACTTGGTGGGAAATAGTCATTCGGATTCCTCCACTTTTTTCATGGTAATAACACCATCTACTTCATCGATCTCAATCTCATCTCCTTCTTTCCATCCAAGAGCTTGTAAAATCTCATCTGGAATAATGAAGTTTCCATCATCATCGATTTTGGTTTCGTATTTAATATAAGTTGTCATTAGAATACAGCGGTAACGGACATAACTTTGGCGGTTGGGTTTCGGGCAAGGGCAGTCTGACGAGCATCTTGGTAGTTTGCTGCTTCCACAATCTCGTCGAAGACTTTACCAGCAACATAGAGTTGGACTTTAACTTTCATAGTTGAGAAGGACGAGTTCCTTTCGTGACGCTTGATCTGTATTATAGCACCCCACAGACCTCATGGTGTAGGTGTGTGCAAATTCGGCAGCTGTCCACCCCTTGAAGCGTTCTCGAATCAGTTGCGACGAGTTGTAGGATACAAGTTGAGCGCCAACAAAACGATCGCAGTCAGTAGCAAACATGTCATGGTCAAAGGACTTATGCATTGACCCACGTTTGCCATACAAATTGCTTCCGATTTCGTAGGGGGGATCAAGGTACGTAAAGGTGTCTTTGTTATCAGTAAGGAGTTGTTCATAAGACAAGTTAGTAATTTTCCAGTTACCAATCAAGACTGAATAGTCATAGAGTTTTGAGATACAGTTGAGGGAGAAGTTGGACTCACTTGCTTGCTTGGAGAAACTACTAGATTCAGTAAGACCACTGAAAGAACACTTGTTAACAACATAAAAAGCGACAGCCCTCCAAAAACTTTCACGGTAAGGGGGGAAAGCCCCAATAACACTGGGGGGATTTGTAAGGTATTCTTTCGCGTCAAGGAATAACTTTTTAGCACTGACGGGCTCTGGATGCCTGTACTTAAGTTCTGTAAGAACGTCTTGTAAGCGTTTGCCATCGTGTTGTAGTTCCTTCCAAAAGTTATAGAGTGGTTCGTAAAGGTCATTGACCCAGATGTCCAAATGGGGATACCGCTTGGAGACCTCCAGGGCAACGCTACCACCCCCTAGAAAGGGTTCCCGGTACTCCTTATACCCCTTCAGGTCTGGGACGTACTGGAGGAGTTTTGAGAGTGCTCTGGACTTGCCGCCTGGGTAGCGAAGCGGGGTCTTCAGGGATTTCATAGTCTGGGGCATGGTATTTAAGATATTCCCAAAAGGTCAGTTTCATTTCCTTGTGTGTCATGCCACAGTGAGCGGCAGCAGTAGGTAGATTCATTGTAGCACGAAACAAACCATCATTTGCTTCTTGTACATTTTCAGGTGTAGTTTTAACTTTCATTATCAATCATCTCAAACTCTTCAAGTTGATCAACAGAAACTTCATACTCACCAGCAATCAAATACCAATGCTTGCCATCTTCACGAAGACCGAGATATTTCATCTGGTCTTCATCAAAAACATTCTCACGCATTGCTGCTTGGATCTTAAGGTGGATAAGATCTGATTTAGAGGGAACAGATAAGGTCATACGATTAACTTCTTAGAGGGGGATTTAATAATAGAAAACTGTTCTTTGTAATAGTCTTCGACTTCTGTTTGAGTCTCAGTAATCATCACTACATAAGACTGTTTGAGTGTAATGTCCATGTTCTTCTCCTTCAACAAAGGAGACCACGGAGCAAATCCCATCTGTCCCTGGGCAGTAGGAACAGCAACAATAGGATTCATGATAGTGATGGTATCAGGACCATCATCTAAAAGGTCGGCAATCACATCTTCGCCGGACCACATACGGATTAGTTTAACATTCATACAAACTCACAAGAATACATTACTTCTGTTAGACATGCCAGTAGATTGATTTCTTGATCTGGAATACGATCAACATCTCTACTGTACTTAGCGATACAAAGAACTAGTTCGGGAATGGAAGCTTTCTTCATAACTTTATCGACTGCCAAAGAATCATAGATCTTACGGAACACAACAGAAATATCATTGTTCACGTTTTCCACAACCCAGCGTCGAACAGTAGTGTAGTCTTTGCCTTTCATTGCCGTGAGCAAAGTATCTACTGAGATGTCACCGATTTCAGCAAGAACTACAGGATCCAAAGAACCGGAAGCAGTAAACCTCTGGACTTCACCAATAAGACGACGCCAATCTGGATAGAATCTAGCAACTACCTTAGCAAGAATCTGCCGGTTGTATTCGATGTTCTTTTCCTTTAGAATCTCTTCTAAACGATTGAAGAACTCAAACTGTAGTTGTCCTTCCTCGGCAGAGCTAATGGAAAAATCCACAACAGCACACCTAGAATGAATAGGATCAATAATCCTATTAGGAAAGTTACATGTAAGAATAAACCTACAGTTACCACTAAACTTCTCCATGGCATGACGCAAAGACATCTGTACTACTTCAGATGTATTGTCTGCCTCATCAATAATCACTACTTTATGTTTAGCACGATTGGCAAGATCCACAGTAGTAGCAAACTGTGAGATCTTGGTACGGAGGGTATCAATCAATCGACCTTCATCAGATCCATTGATCTCCATAACTGTTGCCCCTAGTTCTTCACACAAAGCACGGGCAACAGTTGTCTTACCTACACCAGCAGAACCAGAAAGCATTAGATGAGGGATTTCTCCTTGTTCCAGAAAACCTTTGAAAGCTTTCTTAGATGCTCCGGGAAGAATACAATCCTCAATAGTATGAGGACGAAACTCTTCTACCCACAAAAACTTTTTGTTCTTCATTCGTCGTCTTCAGTAGAAATATAGTAAACAAGATCTAGGTTAGTGTTTTTCCACCTAGTAACGATACCATCAGTAACGGAAACATCATAAGATCCTTTCATCAATGTGTAAAGGTTTTCGACTTTCATGTGACATTTATGTTCACAAGAAACTTGGGCATCAAGAGTAATACTGTATGTATTGTTGGTTTCATTCTCAGAATCAAACAAAGAAATCACAACAGTATTATCAGAAGATTCGATGAGAAGATCTTCTAGTTCGTAGACACCCGCTGCTCTCCAAAGAGATTGGAGATCAGACTCAGTAATACGAAACTCGATAACAACAGATTCTTCAGGAAAGTTAAGACGACGATTAGGAGATGCTGACTCAACAATAGAAGGATCCGAGAAAAAATACTTGGCGCTACGACCACCCTTCTGGTTACGAATAACCACAAAGTTATCGTCATTAAAGTTCAAAAAGGGAGAATCAAAAAGAGATAATCCTTTCAGAAACTGTCCCAGATCATACACAGCATAAGGTTTTGGAAAGTTTTCCTCACACTGATACTCAGCAATAATATTTCCCCCAAGACTACGAGAGTTCAGAAGTTGACCACCCCTGAACATAATAGACTTGTTAATAGTTTCAAAACTTCTCAGCACATCCGTAGTTTGTGCTGTCATAGTAACTGTGTTGCTCATCGATTATAGGTATCAAGGTTGAGGGATTTGTAGTGTCCATCGAAATGGAGTAGAAGCATAGCATAATGAATAACTTTCATCAAGTCACGTTTATTCCTACCATCCTTATCACCGTAGCGACTACCGTACTTAAGGATATTTGCTTGACAAAAACCGGAAGCAAGATGCTTTGCTGCCATCAGGTCAATAGTTTGAACACCTTGGAACTCATGTTCTCCAGATGCGTAGTGACCACGATAGGTTCCACTCACATATTCACGAATGTCTTTGAGGATTTCTTCCTCGTCATATTTCCATTGATGATCCATCACGCCTCCATAATCATAACTAAGTCATCATGATAGCACTCTTTGATGGTGCCGTCAAGATCTTGTACAAATAAAGTGAATCTATTCCCACCTTTAATCTTCA